TAGCCGACGTACCACTGCTAATGTCACGCTGCTGTTCAGTTCGGCGCTGCAAGCTGACCGTAACGCCCAAGCTTTGGACAACAGGATCCTGTGAATCGTTGCCTGTTTCCATCTCAACCTTGAACTGAAAGCCACGCCCACGTTTGGTGGCATTAGCAAAAGGTTCCCAGGTGCCGTAAGTAGGCGAGCCACTTGGATCGTCGTTGGTGGCGCGTGAATATAGTTCAGCGTTGGTTTCTGACAGATCATCGGCGTCGATGTCGTCCCAAGTGTCGATGTTGTTGGAACGTGAATCCCAGAAGTCATCTGGGTTGATCGACTTCATCTGCAGGTTGGCTAGCAGCTCTACGTCGTAAACAGCGCCCATGTCGAGCGTATTGGCGAAGATGTAACTGCCGACAGACACCACATCACCAAAGAAGTCGATGTTGGTAACGCTGTCAAAATCAGTGATGTCATCAATTTGGCCGTCAGCTTCAAGAGTGATGCCGCCTTCATCAACGCTGTTGAACGACTGCGAAAACGTTCCGGTGAAATTAGGACTTTCGGTAAAGGTCTGAACAACCTCAAGATCCTGAGGTTCTGGCAGATCAACTTTGACTGATGGGATGCCAGCCAATGGCGCATAGATATTGCTTGAGTTCTTGGTCCGAACCAGATAGTGCCCATCCTTGAGTGGAACGATCTTGCGGGTTGTACTGCCATTAACGGCAGGTGTTATTTTTTCGCTTTCGCTCCATTTAATTTCGCCGGTAAGACGTGGATTGTGCCGAATTTCAATGACTCCACTAATCTTTACGTCAAGATCGGTTGCCTCTGTCCAGTGAAGCTCAGCGTTGTGCTGGTCAATCGCCGTAATGTTTAGCCTTGCAATGATAGACGGTGCAGTTGTTCTGCCAACAGCGTTAATTCTTGCAGTAGTTGCTCTGCTTTCCCCTCTGTCAGGGTTGTAGCTGAGAGCTATGACTTCAACGTTATACGTTCCAGTCTCGGAATTAAGAATGTCATAGCCTGTAGTGGTAACAACGACCTCTACTTCGTTGTCAGCATCCAGTGCATATACAACTTTGTAAGCGTTGGCGCGAACTGATTGCTGCCAGTTGATCTGAATCCGTTGCAATGCTTTATCGCCTTCTTCGTAGAAAACTTCTTCTAAGCGCAAGTTTGTAACTGGATCTGGTGCAGCATCAAGCTGTGAATACGAGCGAGGCGGAAAGGTATAGCTGGAGTCTTCAACAATGTCGTACTTTTCCCTGACATGGGCTGCTGCCGTAATGTTGTAAACACCATCGCCTTCTTCAACAGTCAGCACGCGCCACTGCGTCAAAATGACATCTTGATACCCAATTTGAAAGGGCGCTCCAGCAGCAGGTACTTTTCTAGGCGTGGGAAGTGCATTCAATGCCGTTCCAAGCGTGACGGTGTTGCCCACAATGTTTGAGCTGCCAACTTGGGTGTACTTACCGTCAGTATCGATAGTGTGAAACTCAAACCCTACTGGCGCAGTATCTCCGAACATTTCGGTATCGCTTCGATCTAGCTTGATCTGCGTCAACGTTGATCCAGAAGTGACTCGACCAGCGACAACACGTCCTGTGCGGACAGGATCGCTGATTTTGATGTAATCACCAGGGCGAACAATAATGCCAGCGGCAACATCAGTTGAAAAGCTACAAACCTCAGTTTCCCGATGGCTTGTATAAAGGAACCACTTACCTAAACGCCGCGCCTGTGATCTGCTGGTGCAGGCAAAAGCGTCGATCTCCTGCTTGTTGTATCCGTACTTTTCAAGAAAATCGACGTTGGGATCTGTTGAGTCAATAAATTGACTGTTCAGCTCGACAAGCTCTTGACGGAAGTCGCGAGCTTCCATGTCGAAATACCTGACCGCAACACAAGTCGGGCGGCCTTTCATGCTCGAACCCGAATAGGCAAAACCTTCTACGGTTACGTTCGACTGGTTGAAAATGTAAGTAAAGTCCTCAGGACGATCTTGAGCTAGAGAGATTCCGCCTGTTCCTGCTGTAGACGTTCCAGCTTCCCAGAACGGCATTGCTCTGAAGACAGAGCACAGCTGCTGAACCAGCTTGTATGCGTCTTGCTGTGATGTAATCGCAACGTTGCAACCGAATCGAGCTTCCGTTCCACCAGCGTTATCGCTTACTCGGCCTGAGCAGTAAACGCTGGCTTTCTGAAAGCTGTAAATATCAAGGTTGGTTGCTACATCATCTGTCCCCTCAAACTGATCACCAGTTCTTGCTTCAGCGATTTTTAGTTCTGCGGGCGTAAGAATATATGCACCAAGGCCATACCTTGTATTGGTCAGCAAGTCATACAAAATCCACGCAGGATCGCTACACCATTCTCGTGCCGCCTTAAATGTGCCGTTAAACGTTCCAGCGTAATCAAGCGAGCCGTCCCCTCTGACGCTTGCATTATGCGGGATGCGTACCTTTAAACCCCTGATACGAAATGTTCGCTTAGGGATGGTTGGAAACTGTTGTGCATCGAATTGTGCGCCAAAAAGCGCAGTATTGGGATAGCGCAGTTTGTCCGTAATTATTTGGTCAAAGCTGTACCAGATCAAATCATCGGTAAAGGTGTCGCCTTCTCTAATATGCTGCGTAGTTCTTATGACTCGTATGCTGACCGGGTACTTTGTCGAGTCGTTTACGAGGTTGCCATTAACTGTTGTTTTTGTATCAAGCTCTATTTCATGCGTTCGTTGAAACAAATCAGGAGTGTAACCATTGATCTGAAAATTGCCGTTACCAAGGCTTCCTTCATTGTTGACTTTATCTACGCTGCCTTCAAGAGGTACATTGGTGAAATCTGAATCGCCGTTGTACTGAATTTGTATTTTGTAGCGCAACGCAGTTCCTTTAATCGTTCCAGTGTCATTTTTAACTCTTGACAGAGCTGGAACGCCTACGGTGATGTTTACCTGATCAACATCAACATCAGTTATTGTTCTTGTAACTGGAGTGCCTTCGTTTGAAAAAAATATGTTTTCAGATGTGCTCGTTAAAGAGCCCTTGGGCACCTCTGTATTTACTTGCGTTGTGCTACTACTTGTTGACTGCGGAAACCTAGTAAAAGGAACTTGGTCTTGCGAACCAAGCTTGGTCTGAAAAATACCTTTAGTAAGATCAAAATTTAGATTTTCTTTGATGCTGTCACTTTCAAGGGTGGTATCAGCAGTAATGGTGGCGTCAGGTCCTAAGACAGGTGTGTTGTTAAAAAACACATCCTTCAACGCACCAATCGCATACGGATGTGGGTGTGCGCTACGGTCTATCCCGGCATTAGGGAAACCTTCGATCTCGCCTTCGCAAAGAAGGTCAACAATTTGAGCAAGCTGTCTGGAATTAAGGCCGTCGCTAGTTGCCATGTCAAATACCCTCCCCAGTATCTGTTGTGTCCTCGATCTTGTTCGTGATCAACCGGGTGCTTAAAACAACACTACCGACAATCATCTCCCCGTAAACGACAGGGACAGGAATACCTTCTTGACTGGTGTTCTCCATTCCAGAAAAACCAAAGCCTCCTTGGCCTTCACCGGGTATTTGCTGCTGTGGCACAGGCGTAATCATTTGTGCAACACCTCCAAGCGCTAAATAAAGACCAATGTTGCCTGCTGCAACAGAAGCTGATGCACTTAAAAACCCAGTGCCAGTAGCTCCTAAAAACCCTGCCTTAGTAGTGCCTGCCGCCACACCAGCAGCTACTGGGGCAAGAAAAACAGCCGCACCAATCAAAGCCGCCCCTAGCAAAATCTGACCAACACCACGGCCACCCGCACCACTCACAACAGGAATAATCTTCACCACATCATCCGCACCCATTGGGTAGTGCAGCTGCTCTGGGTGGTCCGCTAGCTGTAAGTCAAACTTTCCGACAGCCACCTTGTAGTAACCATCCCGCATCAAGCCGCGAAGCTCAGGAAAATTACACAGCAAAAACTTGATCGCATCGGCAGGCACACGAACCAATGCCTCAAACACGCTCTGACCGCAGTGCCCTGCCAAGTGCCCGTAAACCTTGACCGTGCGGAGCATCTGCCGTCAGCCGCTATACCTCACGATTCTACCTGTGACTTTCTGCCAATACCCATCCCAATAATCCCTAGACGACAGCCTGCCTTGCAACTGGTGCAGCATTTTGCCCTCTCCGATGTAGACCGCAACGTGATTTAGGCCGCGACAACCATCTAGACGCATAAACAGCAGATCACCTTTTTCTGGCTCAGCAGAGTCCGTATCAACAAAGCCTGTGTCTGCAAAGCAGTTTTCAAACATTGGAGATTGGCGAAACAGCTCCGAACTGGCAGGCCGCTGCCAATCACGCAACTTGATCCCACGAGTTTGCTTGTACCAGTCACGAACAAGCGTCCAGCAATCGGATACGCCCCACACCCACTCGCGCCCAACAAGGGGAGCCTCGTAGCCAGATGGCTTAATGCTGCACCAACGCTCGTCTAGCAAGCTGACAATATGCCAAGGCAGTCCAAACTGTTCGCACGCCATCTTGTCCGCTTCGCTAGGAACTGCAGGTGTTTCGGGGTGGCTATGGACGATGGCAAGAATCGTTCCAGCATCCTCAGCGTCTGCGTAGTCGAGCGGGTCAAGGATAAAAAAGTCGTCCTCTGTTGAGATGTTCTTGCAAGGCCAATACCGCTGGCGGCCTTTGACGACAACCAACAAACCGCAAGCCTCACGCGGCGCATCCTCTTTTGCGTGCTGGAGCGCAGATTCTCGCCAGTCGTTCATGCAGTATTGCCACCAACGCTGGGGAACGATCCAAACGGCAACGCACCAGAGCCAAATCGCAACTTGCAATCGTCCAAGGTTTTGCCGCATTGACCAGCAACGGCAGGCGGATACGACACTCCCTCGGTTACGTTTCGGACTACTCCTGGCTCATCACTCGTGTTGAACCCTGCAGCCCACACAATGTTTGAGCCATCCGTGTCTGAAACGACGAGATTGCCATCGTCTTGAAGCCTGAGTCGCTTACCCGTATAAGTCGCCGTTATTGTTAAATAGATGCCACTCTCTTCCATGCTCCCTACGTTTGGGTGCTCGTCTTTGTAAGGGTTGCTGCTTGACAGATTTTTCTTTGCAATAAAGGTTTCCCCATCCCTAAAAAGACCATCAGCCGAGCCAAAGGAAACAGCCGTAAAACGACGCCAAGCACGGGTTTGGCCTGAGTAATGGCCAGCAGACAGGCTTTCAGCTCGCACAGTAAAAGTAACCGTAAGAGTTCTTGTGCCAAACTCGTCGGAAACATCAGTGAAAGTGCCTTGAACCGTGGTCGTAGCAGCTGCGTCCACCTGAGCTTGCGTTGGAACGTTATCGATTCCTGAGTCAGCACTGACTAACTCATACGCCAAGCCTGGCGATCTGCCGATATTTACATCATTTGGATAAAAAACAGGACCGCCATCAGGCTCGTACAAAGACGCACCAGATCCTCCGCCGATTCTGTGTGTCCCTGTGCTCCAAACAACAGAACCGCCTGCGTAGTCGTTGCGGTCTACAGCCTTGTCATAGATGACAAGGTTGCCATCGTTTTGCATCCTGAGTTCATAGTTGCCGACAGCACGAGCGGTTCTTGTAGCCCACACATCAGTATCCGATGAAGGCGCAGGCTTTGCATACGTAACAAAGTTTCCGTCAGGCTGCATCTTGGCCATCCAGAACCCGTTCGATGAAATCAGAGCTTCTCCGTTGTTAAGGCTGTTTCCAGCTGACAGGATGTTTGCGCCGGAAGTGAACGTGTAGTTAGTTGCAGTCTCTATCGTGATTGTTTGTCCGATTGGCGTAAAGTCCGCTGTGCCTGAATAACCGCACTCTTTGCCCTTATATTTCCACTGGCAAAGGTTCTGCATGACAAGCCGCCTAGGCGCTCTTGCATTCGCAAGGTCAAGCGACGACACCATTTCAAACTCAACCAGATCTCGCGTTTCAGTTATCTTGCGGTCGATGTAATAGACCTCTTTTGGCATCTGCGCTGCTTCGTCCGTACTGGGGTTGCCATACGGATTGATTCCGTTCTCCCAGTTGATGCCGTCAAGAAAACGGCTCAACGTCCGAATCCTCGTGACCTGCGCTCCATTCAAGTCATTGCCTGGCGTTATTGCGTTTACGCCAAGCAGTAGCTGCGTGATGTTGCTGTTGAGGTTGGCAATACGAATCGTGGGGCGAGGCAAACCGCCATCACCCTTGTACTCAAAACCTTCTGCCTCAATCGGTAACGGCAGGTAGTAGTTGCCGTTCCAGTAGAGGGAATAAGCACTGACAATATCGTCGTCGTTAGTCGGCTCAGTTGTCTTACGGTTGCGTCCAGCATGAAAGTAGTACGTTTCATCCGTACCGTGCATTTTCTCGAACGTTTGCAGCTCAAACAGCTCGATAATCGCAAAAGGGCCGGAGTTAAGAAGCTCCTCATAAACGTTGCCTTCACTCATGGCTCAATAACCTGCTGGAACGTTGCTGTGATCGTTGCCCTGTTCAAATACGGTATGGACTTCGACCAGTCTTGGCAAATCCACTTGTAGGTCTCTGTTTCATCTGGTGGCGACCAGTCGAAATGTTCCGCTCCACCGCGTGCTTCAAGGAAGGTTTCGATAGTGTCGGCATCAGTCTCTGACACCTCAAACTTCAGGCTCCAAGTCTTGAGATCCGTGTTGAGGCCAAAGCGCAGGCGTTGGCTGTAACCATCACCGAACTGCGTGGTGCGCACTCGGGGTTGGCTGGTCTTTTGTGCGCCGTAAGTTGGCGTTATTGAGGGAAAGGTAGCCATTAGGCGAGCAAACCTCCCGGACGCTT